TCAACAGCAGTAACTATTGCAAAGATTGATAATGTTCAAATTGATGCAAATACAATTTCAACAACAAACTCAAATGGCAACTTGATTATGTCACCGAATGGAACAGGTACAGTAACAGTTCCTTCTGGTTATGAATCAAGGGCAGGGTTTGGTGATGACTCACTTGTAAACAAATCATACGTTGATGCAGTTGCAAATGGACTTGACGTTAAAGCATCTGTAAGAGTTGCAACCACAGGAAATCTTTCTGGTACATATAATAATGGTAACGGAACAATTACTGCTGGTTCAAACGGTGCAATCTCAATTGACGGTGTAACACTTTCTATAAACGATAGAGTTCTTGTTAAAGATCAGACAACACAAACACAGAACGGTTTCTATAAAGTTACTGCAACTGGTAGTGGTGGCGCTGCATTTGTTCTTACTAGAACACCAGATGCAGATGCGGCCTCTGAACTGACAGGTGGTGCATTCACATTTGTTGAAGAAGGTACTGCAAACGCAGACAATGGTTTTGTTCTGACTACAAATGGAACACCAACACTTGGAACAACTAACATTACCTTTGAACAGTTCTCAGGTGCTGGACAGATTGCTGCCGGCGCTGGTTTAACTAAAACTGGTAACACAATTGATGTTGTAGGAACAGCAGACAAGATTACTGTATCTGCAAATGCACTTACAATTGCATCAACTTATGTTGGACAATCATCTATTACTACTTTAGGCACTATCACAACTGGTGTTTGGAATGGTACTGCAATCGCAGCGACTTCTGGTGGTACAGGATTATCCTCTATTGCAAAAGGTTCTGTTCTTGTAGCGAACTCTGCCGATACTTTATCTGCTCTTGATGGTGGTGGTTCAAATGATGGGGTGTTGTTCTATACGGCATCATCCGACACACTTTCTTTTGCAACGAGTATTGACGGCGGAACATTCTAATAAGTAGTCATGTAGGAGTTGCCTCATGGCTGTGGATATAAAACTTAAAAGGTCGCACACACACTCAAATATACCGACCACTTCAGATTTATCTGAGGGCGAGTTTGCTGTTAATACATATGACGGCAAGATGTTTATGCGTGACGGTAGTAGCAATATTGTTACTGTCGGTAGTCACTATACGACTGATTTTGAGCCATCCACAAAAACCTTCTATGTAACTGTTGGAACTAAAACCTCTTCTCATGTTCATCATGGTAGTGGTTCTAGTAACGGATATAAAATCAATGGAGTATTTGCTCCATTCCTAAAACTTATTCCTGGCATAACTTATCGCTTCGATCAGAGTGATGGAACGAACTCCGGCCATCCATTTAGATTCTATTTGGATGAGAACAAGAGTACTTCTTATACAACGGGCGTGACAACCTATGGAAACGCTGGTCAATCTGGTGCATACACAGAGATTGTTGTATCACACTCAACCCCTTCTATTCTTCATTATCAATGTTCTGCACATGGACTCATGGGTTGGGCTGCATTTGTCAACACTAACAATCTGACTGCATTCGATACTGGTGACTTGACAGAGGGTTCTAATCTTTACTTCACTAATGCACGAGCAACCTCTGCAATAACAGGTTCTAATCTTAACATGGGTAGTAACAATATTACTACAACTGGAAAGATACTTTTTGCAAACGTATATTCCGCTGAAGGTGATTTGCCAAGCGCATCAACATATCATGGTATGTTTGCTCACGTTCATGCAACAGGCAAAGGTTATTTCGCACACGGAGGTGCATGGAGAAAACTATTAGATGAATCATCATCAGATACGGACGATTTATCAGAGGGTTCTTCTAATCTTTATTTTACAAATGCAAGAGCAGATGCAAGAATAGCAGCTGCAACTACGGATGATTTATCTGAAGGTTCTAGTAATCTTTATCATACAACTGCAAGAGTGCAAGCGGTATCTATCAATAATGTTGTTGAAGATACTACGCCCCAACTTGGAGGCAACCTTGATTTAAATTCAAATGATATTACTGGTACTGGTAACATTTCTACTACTGGTAATCTTACACTTACCTCTACTGATGCTGGTTCTAGCGCAGCTCCTACAATTGATTTAGTTCGTGATAGTTCAAGTCCTGCTGATGCAGACTACCTTGGACAGATTGCATTTAAGGGTGATGATGACGGTGGTAGTTCACATACATACGCAAAGATTAGTGGTAAGATTGGTGACGCATCTGCTGGTACAGAAGATGGCCTCATAGAATTTGCAGTAGTATCTAATGGTTCAAATGAAATCGTTGCAAGAATTAAACAAGATGGTTTATTTCTTAATACTGGAAACACACTTCGATTTGAGGGTTCTTCTTCAAATGCAAATGAAACTACATTAACAGTCGTAAACCCAACAGCAGATAGAACAATCTCATTACCTGACGCATCTGGTACAATTGCATTAACAAGCGATATTGGTTCAACAGATGTATCTGGTGATTCGACTCCCCAACTTGGAGGAGACTTAGATGTAAACGGCAACTCAATCGTATCTGCATCAAACGGTAATATTGCAATCACACCGAATGGTTCTGGTAAAGTTATTATTGATGGATTGTCACACCCACAAGCAGATGGTAACGCTGGACAAGTTTTAAAAACAGATGGTTCTGGAAATCTTTCTTTTGCATCTGTTGGTTCACTTGCTGGTTCTGGTATTCAAAATGTATCTGATGATAGTTCGCCACAACTTGGGGGTAACTTGGATGTTGTCACTCATAGTATCATATCGACATCTAACAGAGATATTAATATTACACCAAATGGTTCTGGTAAGGTTGTTCTTGATGGACTTTCTTATCCAACGGCTGATGGTACTGCAAACCAAGTTCTAACTACTGATGGTTCTGGAACACTTACTTTTGCAGACGCAAGTGGTGGTGGTGGTAGTGGTGAGAGTGTATCATGGAGTGTCACTCAATCTTCACA